CCTCCGAATGTCAGCTAACTCTGTACCAAAGAGAGAGTAGGAATAGTTATCTTTCAGGTGGTCCACCATAAAGGATAGGTACCTGTCAATGGTTTCTTCCCACGTTTCTCTACGACCCTCTTCCTCCATCCACCTGGAGTACCGTGACATATGAATAAAGCTCTGGTAGTTTGTAGGCAGGGTACTTTGATTTTCAAGATGGGTCATATTCATCGGCAAGTTCCTCTTCTAATGTATCTGTTACAAACTCTAACCAGTACTCAAACTTTTTAAGTATGTTCTCATCTACCAGTGGACTTATATCTGCAATCTTCTCGCCATTAAACATAAGTTCATCGCCATGCATTCCAAGTAAAGGGATAGTCATTTTAATACCTGAAGAGTTCTGGATGCTTAGTAGTAAGATCAGAACGTACAGACCACTGTGTGATCACGCCTGATTGAAAAGGTTCTGCCCATACCTCCACATCAGATAGACCCATCTCTCTATACTTTGAGAGAAGAACTCGGCAAAGAATATTAGAATTGCTTTTACTAGCTAAGTAATCTTTCATAGCTTTCCTTCCTTAGTCAATTGTAATTGAAGTTCTATGTAGTGCTGGGCTTTTTCTAAATCTTGGACATTCTTTTTCACAGCGTAGCGTGTCACATATTTTACTACATTACCCATGAGAAAACCAAGCCCATTACTTTCAATGTACTCAACTGGTTGAATCTTACAGTTTTTATAGTGGTCACCTCCAACCTGTTTATCTATAGCTGTCTCCTGTTTTGCACTCATCACTTATTAACCCTTTCCCTTGAATAGAAAACGTGTCTGCCTATCTGAGCAAGTCTCTTGTAACTGTCTGCCCAGTAAGGTCTAACATATATTGCATGGTAATGTAAAGCACTTTTTACACTTAAAATTCTTACGCCTTCTGATACAAGGGTAGCCACAGATATAGCTTCACCATAAGCCCCTTCGTCCTCTACCTCTTCTGGTTTACCGTCGCACCAATAGCTGAACTCACACTTATGTTTAACAGGAGACCCGCTTTGATGTAACCTACCTTGGTGTACCACAGCACAGACATCGTCAGGAAAAACTTTGCTCTCCACTCTTTGAAGTATAACTTGTGCCACTGCCACCTGTCCAGTGAAAGGTTCTCCTCTACTCTCAAAGTAGATTGCCTCTGCCATACACAAGAGTTGTTTATCTAGGTAGCTCCGGTACTCTAACTCTGCTAAGGCGAAAGCACTAGACGAATAGGTAACAAGAATAAAACTAATAAGAATCTTCATGTAAGATAGCATTTATTCTCTTCCTTATGAACACTGTTTCCTTAGTTTTGAGAACTTTCTTTGCAAAGGTTTTGAAAGCTGCTGGCTCTACCCCTGCAAGAAAGCACACTGTGTCTCTGTCTTCTGCTGTTACACCTACGGAGGAGAATATCCAAGCCTCTGCCTGTGTTCTGGCCATCTGTATCTCTACACTGTCGTAGTACTTGGGAGGTTTGGTGGCGTCCAGAAGCTGCTGAAGAATAACACAGAGCCACATAACTTTCTCTGGGCTATGGTGATTATGTACTCCCTCCTCCAGTGTCTGTAGCACGGCGTCACTCTTCATTCGGATCATCAGTTAAGCGTTCTACTTTTACTATGTCCTTGTGCCTAGTGCTGCCTCTCTTTTTGCGTCGTAACTTACTTAAACTAGATTGATCATACCCGTTTTCTCTTGCCCACATATGAAGACTGTCAAGGGTAATTTCTCTACCAGTGTCAAAGGTAATTCTGTAGGGACCTTTAGACATGGCGTCACTAAGTTTCTTTCTAAACTCAGGACCATCTCGTACCTTCATCTGTTTCTTTCTGTACTCAGGATCAGCCCAGTTAGCTTTACTATCTTCAGTCTTTTTCTTTCTGTACTCAGGATCATCCCACCTAGCTTTAGCAGATGCACTCATTTTCTTTCTAAACTTAGGATCAGCCCACTGAGCTTTAACAGACGCACTCATTATCTTTCTGTACTCAGGATCAGTCCACTGAGCTTTAGTCGATTCACTTGCTTTTTCAAGAGGACAATAGAACCTGATCCCTCCTATGTTCTTGTTATAGTAGGCTGGCTCATCTGTTCCCTCTATAACAGCGGTGAGCACATGGTGCTTCATCTGATAGTATTGTTCGTAGTAGTGTAGCCCCCTCTTTGTTTTATATTCTTGTATGATCTCAAACTTGAACCGTCTCTTTCCTATCTTGTCAATGTCCTCGTTCAAGTATTTCGACGACGAGGTATACACACGCCAAGAGGAGGGCTTGTGCTTCTTCTTTTTACGCATCTGCCAGTACTGCTTACACCCAATGTACTGCTTAGTGGTAAGTTTGTTGGTGATTACATAGACAAAACCAAAGTACTCATCAGGCTGTGGTATCTTAGTCTTGTCATCTCTAAACGTCCAGTGCATCGAGTTCCTCCGCGCCTACAATATAATTAACAGGGTACCTTGGACCATATTGTTTCTCACGTTTCTTTTTGTCAAAGGTTTTTCTGCTAATCTTTCCAAGCACGGTGACATCTTTGAGATTGTTTTTGTTAACATAAACAAGTACATACTGGTCTGGTTTTATTCTCTCGTATTCTTTCTTTGGTATCTTTAACTCTGTACCCACGGGGCCATAGGTACTGACCTTCACCTCTATCTTTGACCCGTCATCTTCAAAGTCATAACCCGCGTCTCCTGTTGCGTAGATGTTCTCATCAAGTTTAGAACCAGTGACTTTGTGATAGGCGTATTCTCCTATGACGCCTATCATGTGTATCTCACCTTCAAAGCCTTGCTTACGCAGGTTTCTGCTGTTGCGAAAGGATGGTTTCTTTGCCATGTGTCGCTTCACTCCTAGCTCTTTACAGTAGGCTAGTTCATCGTCTGTTAGCTTCAGTACATGGCTCATAAGAAATCCTCCTGTACTCTTGGCTCTTTCTCTACGTGGGTAAAGTACTCTGGTCCTCTGGCATACTTATATCTTCTTAACCCTCTTCCATTGTTAGAATCTTTCCAACACTCCACCTTAAAGTCACAGAACCTACACCCACTGGCTAACTTCTTATTACCGGAGGCTTCCTCTACCTCTGCGTAGCACCTATCTGGTGGCGTATCAAGGGGTAGCGTTTCCTTTAGAAAATCTATACGGGTTGGTGTGTCCACCTTTGACAGGTTCACCCTTAGTAAGTTAAGTTCTCCGCTGCTCTTGTCTATTGATAAGAAGTGTCCTTTCTCTTTACCAAGAGCCGTGGCATAAGCGCCTAACTGGTGCATGTAACCGAATGGGTCCTCACCTTTTGTTATTGAACCGTCCTTAAATTTCTTGAACCCATAAGGAGAAGCAGACTTAACATCGACAAGCTCATCATCTATCAAGCAATCAATGTGCCCATCTACTCCGTTCACTGTTACCTTTTTCTGACAGTCAGCTACTTGATGCCCCGCCTCTCGTACAAGAAGGAGAAGGAGAGACTCCAGAACATGGCCAAAGCAGAACCTTAGTTTTGTTGATGTGTTGAGCTTAGGTTTATCATAACCTTTATACTCGTACCATAATTTACGGTTCTCTCTACCCACTGCTGAAAGTCTCATCCTACCCTTGGTAGTATACCCGTCACTCTCAGAGAAAAATCTTTCCATCACCTCCTTCATTTCTTGTAGGAAGATAGCAAGATTAGTCTCGTCCACAGCCACGCCATCTTCAAGTCTTTCTTCTATATCTTGTAGAAGAGAACTAATCTTGCCACTATCCATGGTTCAGACTACCAACTTATAACGCGTATAGTCTGGACCATCAAGCGTTGGTACATGGATGGGAATAATATCATGCCCCTTATCCCGCAGGTCTGAGATAGTTGCTGTTAGGTTCTCAGCCCAGCCACGTTCAATGCTAGTCTTGCGAGTGACTCGGTTGCCTTTCTTTAAGGCACGTAGTACTCGACTTTGTGTAGTTGCTTTCATTATCTAATCTCCTTTCCTACAAACTAACTGATTCAAAATCTTCTTCAACAGAGGTGATAGCAGCCATCACTGGCTCTCCCTTGAAACCTCCTTCAATAACTTCAAAGCCACCACCCTTCTCATAAGGTACAAGGTGTACCACCTGTATTCCATTCAGGTATAGAACGTGCTTATCAGTTGCGGGGTTGAGCCATTCATTGAACTTAACATTAACGATTGAACCGTTACCGATAAGAGTTCCGGTGATATCTTTACGGTCAGCGTCTACCACTTGAGGAGGACGTTTGGGTTCAAGGTTTTTGTCAAATGCCTTGCACTTAAAGGTGAAGTAGAAGTCATCAGACTCATGACCCTTGGGATAGAGAAGAGTAGGTTGACCATTCAGCTTACGTCCCACCCCTGCCTTGACAGCTTTCTGTGAACCATCTCGTAGGGACGCTGACATGTCAAACTCTTGCAAAATCTTTGCAGCTTCCTCGTCCAGTGTCACGTCCATAGTCCATTGCTTATCAGTGTTGGCAGTGGTGTTGAAGATTTGAGCAGGGTTGTTGGGGTCTAGTTTAGCCCAGTATGCTTTGCCTTGAATGATACCCATAAGTTTACTTCCTTTCGTTACGTTGATTATGGTGTGTATATAGCAGGTCTATACTAACTTGTCAACAATCTTTTTTCTAGACGTATTCAATTGACTTTCCAACTCATGCACATTCCGTTTAAGGATACCTATCTCTATGTTTAAATCTTTGTAAGATTCTGCGTAAGTTATGATCTCCTTCCCTCCGTCTGTGTTATACTTTATGCGTATGCAATCTTCTTTTTCTAACTTATCCAGCGCGTGCTTAACCCCGTAAGAGATGTGCTGCTGCATTGAAAACCAATTGCCGATGGCGTAGGCTATGAGCACGACGCCTACAGAAATGGCAGTGTGTAAGTAAATATCCATCTACTTATCCTTCTGTGGCTTGGTAAGTTTAAATAAAATGTAAGGAGGAAAGTTATCTGTAAAAGGTTCCGGCTGTGGTTCTATAAGGATAGAGAGAGACTTCTTCTGGCTCCAAGGAGTGTAACCCTGGTACTCCCATGTGTATCCCTTGTCCACCTGTTCCTCTACCTTATCAAGGTACTCTTGATTATTCAATCCAAATAAGCCCATCACTACCATCAGTGTTATCATGATACGTGCCTCCTTTCTAGTGTGTCTCTGCCCAGTTGTTGCCTACCTTGTACTCACCATCAAGAGGACAGCGTAAGCTGTAGTAGTACCCGGCTCTCTTGATAGCTTCTATACCTGCCTTACCTACCATGTCGCCATGGTCTTTGTCAACCTCTAGCTGCCACTCATCGTGAACATTGGCAACAAAGGTGGCGTTTAGTTTCTGTTCTTTGATAAGATAATCAAAGATCACCAGTGCTCTCTTCATAAGGATGGCAGAGCCTCCTTGCAGGAGAGTGTTCAAGGCAGCGTGAGTTGATCTGATATGTAGGGTTCTGTTGTCCAGACCAGAAATCCACTTGTTCTTATCAGCAGCTTTGATCACCCTAGTCTTTAGTTTCTTAAAGGAATCTAGCTGAGAGAAGAACCTGTCCATTATTTCTTGCCCCTCCTTGGCACCTCTCCCAATGATAGAACCTATCTTGGCAGAACCTGCGCCGTAGAGGAGAGCATAGATAAATGTTTTTGCTTGATCACGGGTAGGTAGTCCAGCAAGGTGCTGATTAAAGGTATGTATGTCTCCCTCTGTTACCTGTGTGGTATAGTCATCGTCCTTCATGTAATGGCAGAGCATCCTCAGTTCAATGGACGATGCGTCTATACCTACCAATACTTTCTTAGTAGAGGGTACAGCCCAGCAAGACCTGCACTCCTCCCCATAGGGTGAGTACACAGCTGGCACCTGCGCCATGTTAGGAGAGGCGTGGGCCATGCGCCCTGTGATTGTCTGGAGTGTCAGGACCCTCCCGTGTACCCTTCCTGTCTTGGGATTGATAGCCTCTAGCCACGACTTAACCTGTGCTGACCTCTTCTGTAGCATCAGGTATTCTGCCAGTACCTTTGCCTCGTCCAAGTCAATACCCTTTAGAGTTGTCTCATCTACAATGACACTACCTTTATCAGTATACCCTTTAGTTTTGTGCGGCTTCCATCCTTGCTCCATCAGACGCTCCGCAATCTGCTTACGAGAGCCAGGGTTAAAGGGAATGTACTTTACCTTTGTCTTTAGCTGCACCTCTTTCGGTGGGAATATCGCCTGCATTCTATCTATAATATCTGTAAGCTTCTCAGAGAACTCTGCGCTGAGAGACATGGCACTGAACTCATCAATGTAAAAACCATCCCTCTCCTGTCTAGAAGTAATCTCTTTGACATTGTGCTCCAACCGAATACTATCTCTGCTAAATCTACCAGACATAAGATTAGAGATATGGTAGTACAGTTTAGTGGTTAGCTTAACATCGTTCATGCAGTAGGCCCCCATCTCTGGAGTAAAGCCACGGTAGAAATCCTCCACGTCCATGTCCATCTTGGGAAAGCGAAGCCGTCCTCCCCAAGAGTTCAGAGAGTTACCACCTTCCCTACCCGGTTGCTCTAGTTGACAGAGAAGGAGAACATCTGTGACCTTATCCACAGGTACAGTGTAGCTCCACAGGTTGTTAAGAATAGGGAGATCAAACTGTAGAACATTAAATCCCAGTACTTCTGTTGCATCTTTCATATACTCCTTAAACTGAAACCGCTGATCCTCTGTAAACAGATGACTTTCTCCTGTGTCTATGTCCTCTGTACCTACACACCAGATATGTGAGGGATCAAAGCCATCTGTTTCTATGTCAAGGGATATGCGTTTCATTTGTCTCTTTCCAGATAACTAACTGCCACCAGAATACCTATGACAATAAATAAGAAGACGCCAAGGGACAGTATGGGACCTAATGTAATTTCATTCATCATGTTATCTTGTCAAAATCCTCTGAGCCTGTCTCTGTCATCACCTCTAACTCTTGATCTATATCAGGATCATCTATCTGTGTCAAGCGTCCTGTACCCCTGTCATAGTGTAGGTGACAAGCGGGTCCAGTGAGTCCAGAGAAACGGTTCTTCAGAACCCGTATCAGCGTGACGTTCCGCCGGTACAGGTCAGGGTCTTGCCCATTTCTTTCCAAGCCTATGACCATGTTGGAAAGTTGACCGATTCCGGCTGTCCCTCTGAGCTCTGACAAACTGGTATGACCCCCCTCCTCGTGTGGCTTACCTGCTGGGCGCTTGGAGTGACTGACCATGCCTAGCCATATGTCTAACTCAAGGGTCAGGGTCTTGAGCTTGGTGGCGATCTCGTCTAGTGCTTTACGCTCATCACCTGCGCTCTGATCACTGACTAGTATGGAGATGTGATCCAGGAAGATGTAACGACAGTCACACCCATACCGCATGTACTTGATGGTGTTAATGATGGTATCGATGTCATTGGAACCAAAGGAATCGAAGAAGGCATATCTCCCTGTACCTAGGGTATCATTGAAGGCATTGTCCCATTCGTCTTGTGTGTACTCAGTGGTGGGCAGGTGCAGAGGCTTACCAGCAGAGAGGCTCATCATCCCCCTGGCAGCGTCCTCTAGTGGTTCCTCCAGGAAGAGAAGACCTATGTTCTCCTCGGTGTGTTGTTGTATGTGGTAGCTTAGTTCTCTGAGTACCTGCGTCTTGCCCATACCAGAGCCGCTGGTGATGGTCCACATCTCTCCCTTACGGATGCCATAGGTCAGGTCTTGCAGGCCATCCCAGGGTAGCGTCAGGCACTCTGGCGTGGGTTGATTAGACAGTCTCTCCAACAGGTCCTCTCCTCTGACGATGTTGGCAGGGGTATACCTCTCAGCAGAGAACCAGCAGTTGGTAAACTCTTTCTGTTTGTTCTCCTTCAGGTATTCACAGGCGTCCTTGAGTTGTAGCTTGACTACCTTGGCCTTGTTGGGAAAGAGTTGAGCCACTGCACTGGCAGCTGTGATCCCGTCCTCGTCGTTGTCAAAGCATACTGCAATGGTGTCGAAGCTGTCGAGGTATTTATATTGAGACTTACAACTCTTCAGCGCATTACCCGCACCGTTCTGAATAGACACAACAGGATAGCGAGAGCCTAGTAACTGGTACGTGGCAAGTGCGTCAAGTTCTCCCTCGACAACGGTGATGGCCTTGGCAGAACCTGCACCGAAAGTGTGCTGACCAAAGAGTGTACCCTCCTTTGATGCTCCTTCCCATATGAAGGACTTGCCTCTGCCTCTGACCTTGTTGGCACAGTGCACACCAGCTGAATTATGGTAGGGGTAGTAGTGGTTGAGTTCTTTACCTGTGTCATCGTGTTTGAGAGTAACACCAAAATGCTTACAGGTTTCCTTGTTAATCTTTCTATCTGGGATATCAGATGTGACACCAGAGGATAGGTTCTTCTGTGTGTCTACTCCTGTTGTCATCATATTCATATCTGGTATATCTCCTTCCTCTATTCCTAGTTCACGGTTAGTGTAAAAGTTCTTGCCGTTCTCACACTTACCAGAGAAGCAATGACCACCGTTTTCGTAGTAGGCAAAGGCATCTGAACTATTACCACAGGGACATGGTTGATGTGATTTTATCAGACCTTCTTCTGGATTGTCAAACATTTTCTAACATCCTTTGTAAGATAATATATTAATAATAATTTATATTAATAATTTATATTAATAATTATTTATTATTATAATTAATATTAATATATTATAATTAATATTAAGGAGAAAAAGAAGACGTGACGGTGGCACAAGTTCTATAGACATAAGTATCCTTTGACAAGAACCATCAAGGCACTCAATCTTTTTCTCCTTACTTCTCTATCCCTGGCTCAACCCAGAGCTAGTAGCGCAATCAGGCAACATGTTGCATAGAAGCCCACTACATAATACATTCAGTCCTCCTTGTCAAGTGCTTTTTACAGAGTAGCTGCTGAAAACCAGGTAGGTGCAGGGTAGTAAGCCCACTTAGCAAAGTATGCCTTCTCCCCTATGTAGTAGTCCCGGTAGGCCTTGACAGCATCATCTGGTGTCTTGTACTGGTCAGGCATACACTGTGGTGGTTGTGTGTACTTGTTTCCATAGTTGGATGACCAATCAGCCATTTTGGTCATAAGATTGGGAGGTGTGCTTAGTATCTCTCGCAGCTTGGCGTCTGTCAGGTGTACCTTGTCGTACCTCTTTGTGTACTCATCGCAGAGAAACTTGAACAGGTTATAGGTCCACTCGTACTGGAGGAGTGACCCTCTGACCCACTTCGTAGAGGGGTGGTTGAGGTGAGCAGTCTTGTACATGCCATACTTGTCTGCCCTTTCATCACCATCCAAGGCTCTATGAGCAGTGCATAGCATCTGCGCTGTCTCCAGTATCATCTTGACGCAGTGCTTGTCACAGTGCATCTCTGCCGCTGTGAGCGGGTCAGGATGGAGAAAAAAGATGTTCATTTTGTATCTCCTCTGAGTCATAATCAGTGATAGATATATACATGATCTCGTTAAGTATTTGTCTGTACTCTTCTTGCGAATACTTGTTAATACTTACATCTTTCATCAGGTCTGTCATTCTAAAGATGTCTGACAGTGATAGACTTTTCCTAAACATCAGTCAATTCCTTTCTCTTTCCAGAATAATCCTGTCCACTTACTCTTGGCCCAGGGTGACAGGCAAGGCCAGGTGAAGGACATATCAGGTCTGGCGTGATACCATTTCTTTATGTCCTCTTGCACAAGGTTCTCAAGAGGTGAGTATAGTGTCAGGCTTAGCATCATATGTCTAGTGCCATCTGCCTGGGGTCAGGTATGTCTAGCTCCTCGTCAGGTAGCCCTGGCCCCTCGTCTATAAAGTTGAGGAACTTGTTGATGTCCTCTATCTCTATGGCCCTGACAGGGAACTCAACATCTACGATGCTATCCATGTACCCGTACAGAATTTCTGGTACCTCATCGTGGCTCTGGTAGTTGTACTTCTTGTGCTTGCTCATCGTACTGTCTCCTCTGTGTAAAGCTGTCAAGCGGCTAAAAGGTTTTGAAATGCTCCGCTGTTCATCCAAGTGTTAACCTGCCGTGCCCTGTCTAGCAGTGTCTTGGCTATGTTGTCGTTGGCCACTGACCCCTTGATAGGGAACGCCTCAGAGTTATGGCTACTGAAGTAGGTCAATGCAGAGGCCAAGGCCCAGACGTTGGAGCCTCGGGTGCTTACCTCTGTAAGGTACTGATCTTTCATGATCTTCTGAATTCTCTCACTCATGCCAGGGAGTGTCTCTATCACTGCCTCTGCCTCTGTGATACGGATGTCAGTGCTTGCCATCACCTGGTACTTGCGAATGTCAAGGTGGAAATCTTGCACCACCTTGTCCATGTCCAGGATAAACTGAGACAGGTCAAAGCCAGAGGTGTGCCTACGGTTTCCCTTGGTGTAGTCACCTGAGATCATGCCGTTGGTGCAGAAGAAATCTAGCAGGCCAGTGACAAAGCCATTGGATGTAGACCCGTCGTAGCTCTGGATCAGGGCAACAGATAGGGCCACCTCTGTCTGGTGCTTGCGTGTCTCAATGGGCATGGCGAAGGCAGGGAAGGTATACTTCCGGGACCTGATAGCTGACCCGTGAGACATGGTGTCACTGATTTCCATGTCCTTGAACTTCTCATTGGGTAGGGCTTCCAGTAGCATATCCTCTGTTGCCTTGGTGAAATCACCCATCTGCGTGACCTTGTACTTCTCACCTACTACACCAGTGGGCTTATCTGTCAAGGTGTTGACCAGTACCTTGTGCGTATTTAGAAGATGTTCATCTGCCCCTCTTACGTCATGATACCATAGGTCCTGTTCCCTGACAGGTGAGAGGAGAGCTTGCGCCTGTTCTGTCTGGTTGTGCTCATAGAACAGGTCCTGTGGCACCTTGGCAGTGGGAGAGCGAAAGCTAATTATGTTTTGTGTGTTGTCAGTCATGGTAGAAATTCCCTTGGGTTGTGTTACTCTGTAGATTTATAGCTGGTCCTTCTGGGTGGTGTCAACATGTTTTTGAAGTTTATTTTGTCCAGCCTCTTGCGCTCACGTTTACGCATGACCCTTTCCCTTTCACTAATTTGTGCAGTCATGAATTCTTTTAAGTTTAGGATTTCCATAGTTTAGCACTCCTCTGTCCCAAGTTCAAGCGCGTCGATGTCCTGGGCTAGGTCACTGAGGGCGTCGTAGGCTTGGTCTACAATTTCCTCCGCGTGCAGTTTTAAAACCTTGTCGCTGGCCTCCGGGTGAATAGCCGTTAGCCACACGCGAAGGTTACCTTCCAAGTGTTCTGCAATCTCAAGGTGAGTATCCCTGACTAGTCCATGGCGTGGGTGTAGTACCCCGTTTATTTGAGAGCGGCATGTCATTGTTCTGTTTCCTTTACTGGCTTGTTAAGTATAAGCACAGGCGGGTGGCTTGCCTCCACCTTTGACCAGCACTCGTAGCATGTGAAAGACCCTCTCACCTTTACCACTGCGGGACGTTCATAACAGTCCTCGCATGTGTAAAGTGATTGCATGTCGTGTGCTTCTTTCTTGTTCATATTCTTAACCCTTTCTTAACCCTAGTGATCAGTGATCTAAGAATGTTATAGGCTT